AGCCCGATCGACTGGCGGGCGTACTCCACCGGCGACAGGCCGACGTCGGAACCCGGCAGCATCAGCCCCTTGAGATGGAGCATCTCGGCATCGACACGCTGGCCGTTCACCATGTAGGCCAGGCGGCCACGATCACGGGTCACCCGCACCTTTGACGGGTCGAGCGGGATCAGCTCGACAATGGCGCCGACCTCATTGCGCAGGACGACGACGTAGGCGTTGCCGTGCAGCAGCAGCGACGACAACACCTGCGACACCCATGCGGTGAAGTCGAGGTTCGTCGTCGGCTGCTGCAACCACTTCGGCTTGGCGACCTCGATCTTGGCGTCGTCGCCGGTGCGGCGATACACGTCGAGCGGCAGCGTGGCGATGGAATCGGAGATGAGGCGCACCGACCCGTAGACGGTGAGCAACTGCATCGACGTCTGCTCGGTGACCGACACGCCGCCGACGACCTGGGTCATCTCGCCGGGCCAGAGTCCCCAGGTGGTCGCCTGGGCGCGCTGCTCGGGGCGACGGAAGATCGACGACAACATCAGCGCTCACCCGCCAGACCGAAGTAGGTGAGCAGGATTCCAGCGCCGACGAGGGCACCGGGCAGGCCAGCGCCGATGAAGGCACCGACGACGACCATGACCAGGCCGACGAGTTGCATGGCAGTGAACATGCGCGACCTCCTCGGGCTAGTAGTCGTCGAGCGACACGAACGCCGACGCCGAATGCGTCAGCTTTGGGGGTGCGGCGGTGCGGCTGGCCCACAGTGCCAAGGTGGCGGCGACGAGCGGGGTGATGTCGACGTGTGAGCCGGTGCGGGACCACATCCACACGTCGCCCGTGGTGCGCTTCTGTGCCCCTGTGAGCGCCGCCAACAGCGAGGGCTGGCCGAGGTGGCGCAGCGACTCGTTGCGCACGGCGTCGACCAGGGCGCCGCAGGCTTGGGCGTGGCTGCGCTGCGATACCTCGGCGACGCTGACGCCTGCGGATTGCAGGTCACCGAGTAAGCCACCCGCCGGTGAGGACGGGTCAAGGGTAATCGACGTCGACCACTTTGACGCCAGTTCGGCGGCACGATCGACCACCCAGCCAGTGCCGGGGCGGCGGTCAATGATCTCGACGTGGTCGACGTCGTCGGCACGCTTGCCGGCGGCGGCGAACGATGCCCACTCGCGATCTGGCGATACGTCCAACGCGATCGACAGAGGGCCGACGATGTTGCTGTCGGCGTCGGTGAGGCGTTGCCACTGGTCAAGGGGGATCGCTCCCCCGCCGGCCTGCGTCTCAACAATGCCGAGACGCTCCCGTAGGAACTCCTGCGGTGAGTGCATGAGGGCAGCTCGCTCGTCACGAACGAAGTCCTCGGATATGCGGATGCCGAGCGCTGGGTTCGCTTGGTACCAGGCGTCGACATCGTCAGCGCTCGCATCGTCGGGCGCCGACCACTCAGCGAAGAACAACCGGCCGGGTGCCTCGGACTGGGCGCGCTTGCGGATTGAGTGCAGCACAACCGAGTCGACATGAGGCGCCGATGAGGCGTACCAGATCTGCGGGTTACTTTCACCCCGCATCGACCGGGCGGCGAGAGTTGGGACCATCGCACCGATGGACGTCGGTGCCAGGTCGTATGCCTCGTCGAAGATGATCCGGTCACCGGAGAAGCCACGGCCGCCGCCACGGCTGCGAGCCATGAACTTGACCCGGCATCCGTTCTTCAGGATGATCGACTCTTTGCCGTTGGCCGTGTAGACCTTGGCGACCTCGTCGGCGAACTCGGAGTTCTCGATCAGCGACCGAAGCCGGGTGAACGTCTCCTGCGCCGTGGCGAACAAGTGCGCCGAATAGATGACCGTCTGCTCTCGCCACACAAACAGGGCGGCGAGGATCAGCGCCTCGATGAGGGCAGATTTCCCACATTGTCTCGGCACGATGAGCGCCGCCTCGAAGGCGGCCCATCGGTCGTCGTCGAGCTCGCCGAGCGAGTTGCGAACGACCCACTCTTGCCACGGGTCAAGCGGCATCCCTGCCACTCGAGCCATGACGATGACGTCTTCGGCTGCGTCGTTGCGGGTGAACGCTGGGACGTGAGACAGGCGCGGCGTCTGAGCGCCGACCCTCATGCGGCGGCGATGCCGGTGGCGAACGGCTCGTGATAGAGCAACTTGGCACGCTGGTACTCGGCGAGCGCCTCGGCCTCGGTTGCGAAGTAGCCGAGGCTGATCGACTTCTGATCGACCATGATGCGAGCCCTCCACGGCCTGGTTGCCTGTCGCTTCTCAAACGTCACGCCACGGATGCGGCGGTTCTGGGCGTTCTGCGAGTTGGTCACCACCCGCAGGTTCTCGATGCGGTGGTCGTGCTTGTTGCCGTTGATGTGGTCGACCTGGCCGATGGGCCACTCGTCGTGGTGGTACAGCCAGACGAGGCGGTGGACGTAGCGGGCGACGCCGTCGACATGGACCTGCAGTCGGCCCTGGCGGCCTGCCCTTGATCCGAGCGGGCCGTTTGTGCGGCCGTATCCGGGGCGCCAGTACAGCGCACCGTCCCGGTACTCGGTGAGGAGGCGCAAGCGCGCGCCGGTCAGCGTATGATCTGTCTTCATCGGAACCCCTTCCACGGGTTGCGGTCAGACCCCCGGCCCGTCACGGCGCGGGGGTCACTTTGTTGTTGGACTCAAGCGCTGCGGCGCTGGTCTCGCTTGGCACGGAGCTGGTCGGTGGTCGACATGACCACCTCGCCCGGCAGTGCGGCGATGTCGTTGAGGACGGCCTGCAGTCGGCCGGCGATCTGGGCCGACACGCTGGGCTCGGCCACGGCAAGGTGATCGGCGAGGACGTCCCTCAGGGCGATGAGCGCTTTGCGGTGGTCGCCCGACTTGATGTCTTCGATCATCGGGTCGCCCCCAGCGGGTAGCCCCCCGTCACTTCGGGGAGGGTTGCGAAGAGGCCGAGGTCTTCTCGGGGTTGGACGAGCACTAAAAGACCCTCTGACCTGCGGCGATGCGTCACCACTCACGCGAGCGAGGCTCGGTGGCCTGCGCCTGCATCGTGCGGCCCGCCTTGAAGTTGCAGGTCGAGGCCTCCGGTGCCAGCGGTGACGTCGGATCACCGTCTCGCAGATGGCCCGCCGTCCATGCCGCAGGCTTGCCGTTCTTGTGTGGCTCATGCTCGGCCAGCGTCTTACCGCAGCGCCAGCACCGAGTTGAAAGGTTGGCCTGCGCTGCTTGCCTGACATGACGAGCTCGGACGTGGTAGCTACCCCGGTAGTGGACGGGCTTGCCAGCCATGCGCCACCCCCGACAACGGCAACGCCCGCCGGTGCTGCTGCACACGACGGGCGACTTACACCGAGACTACAGGTTTCTGGTTTCATTGTCCAACATCGACGCAGGTCAGCGGCCAGGTTTCATCGGAGCGTCGCCACGGACTTCCATCCAGTAGGCGACAATGGATTCGTCGTCATGCAACCCAGGGCCACTGTCGATGATGTAGCGACACAGCGCGTCGCCAGCGTCCCGAAGTCTGATGACCTCGTCCGCCTTCTCGACGTAAAGCCCTTGCAGCCGCTCGACCTGAACGACCACACGGTCAATTCTGGCCGCCTGCGCTTCGGTCAGCGCAGTGAGGCGGGCCGCGTCGTGACGCAGTTTGTCGAGCAGGTTCATCGCGCCGCCACCGTGTCCCGCTCCGCCAGCCCCTCACCGATGCGCCAGCGCCGCTCACGCTGGTAGCACGCCGAGCACAGCCCAGCCTTCGCCGGGATCTCCTCGCAGGTCGGGTCGCCCCACTCCATGCCGCCGTCACGGCCGGGCAGCGAATCGCGACACCGTGACACAGCGATCGGCGCACGCAGGCCGATGGCCCGGTCGATCATGTGCGCCAAGGCGCCGATCATCTCAATGACCGCTTGGGCGTCCTCGCGCAACGTGTCAAGCTCGGTCGAGAAGTGCACCCGGCTGGCGGCGACCCGCTCGACGGCGGTGAGCGCCTCGACGTCGCTGCCGGCGCCACGGGTGATACCGGCGCCGCTAGTGTGGTCGGGCATACCGTCAAGCACGAGCAGCTCGCGGGCGAGGTGGCCGAGCGCCGACGGGTACGACGACGCCAGGCGGTCGAGCAGGGTGGCGGCTGCAGCGAGTTGGACGTCGATACGGGTGCGGGTCATGGGTTGGCCTTTCATCGTCAGAGGTGGGGACAGCGGTAAGCGGTTCATCGTCAGAAGTGATCCATCGATGGGACGGGCGAGGCGGCTGCGCGGGGCTGCGGGGCTGTTTCGCCTCGCTGGCCGACCGTTTCGCGACCGAGGTCGTCCGCGCGGGGCTGCGGGGCTTGCGGGGCTGTTTCGCCACGCTGGCCGACAATTTCTGGCGCAGCGCTCACGCCACCCTGTGGATAACTTTTTTCGCGTGGGGTAGGGGGTTCAAGCCCCGCAAGCCCCGCGTCTTTCGCGTCATCCCTGCTCACAGCGTCGCCCTCGCGCGGGGCTTCAGCAAGCCCCGCGCTCTGCATGGCGACCGAACGCTTCGTCACCGAGTAGATGACGACTCGTCGCCGGTCGCGAGGCATCTCGACAAGGTGCATCCCGCTCGCCCCGTAGTGCCGTCCGGTGCGCTTGCGGAGCGCCTGGCCGAGCCGCTGAGTGAACGATCCCTTGCCCCACTCCCCCGCGAGTTCGTCGGGAAGCGACTCGAGGATGCGGTCCCCGGTGTACGGGTCGCGCATCTTGGCCACCAGGTCGCCGACGCTGAGCGACTCCTCGCCGACCTGATCGAACCAGGCGCCGAGGAACGCTTCCCATGCCCCCGCTTCACGGTCGGCCGATGCGTGGAAGTCGGCAAGGTTGCCGAGGAAGTCCTTCACCCCGGCGTGATCGAGGATGCCGCCGACGGTGCGCACCCAGCGCGAGTAGTCGCCCATCGCTGGTGCGTTGGTCGCCATCGGCCGACCAGCCACCCACCATGACCGGATGATGGTGCACAGCGCATGCAGCAGTTCGCCACGGTTGTCGCTCACCCAGCCACCGAGGTCGGCGTGCTTGAAGCCGGTACGCAGCCACGGCGACGCCTGGCGGGCGTCGAGCCGGATGCGGTAGCAGCGTCGTGCGAGGTCGCCGCCGACGTCGATGTTGTTGCCCGTGCAGGCCCAGGTCGCCCGGTTCGGCACGGTCACCATCTCGGATCGGCCGAGCACTCGGCCCTGCCATGAGTCCGCGGTGAGCACCGCGGCGAGCGTGGGGCTCTTGATGACGCCCTCGACGTTGTCGAAGATCAGCATCGTCGATCCCGCCATGAGTGCAGCCGTGACCTTCTTCTCCAGCTCTTCGTCGCCGGTCGGCCACGCCATCAGCGCAGCGGCCCGGCCGATGGTGATGATCGCCGCCACCTTGACCAGCAGCCCCTTGCCGGTGCCCGGCTCTGGTGCGTCGACGAGCGCCATCGGCACCTGGCCGACGATGGCTCGCACCAGCGGCGTCAGGAACAGCGCCCAAGCATTGGCCCGGTCGGCGGTCGAGTCCCACGGGAAGTCGCACAGCGTCTCGTCGATCAGCGCCACTGCCGCGGCGAGTTCCGCGGCCGTCGGTTCGTCGCTCACGCCCGGGTACGGCTTGCCTCGGTGCCAGTGGAACAGCCGGGTCGAGCCGTCGTAGCCGTGGCCGATCTGGAACGTGCCGTCGGGGCGTAGCACCGGCAGTTCGACGACACCGGCAAGGGCAGGCATGTCCCACGCGCCCGAGGCAACGATGGACGCCGCCACATCGCCCGGCGGTGACGTGCTCGAATGGTCGCCGTCCTTGTTGACCCGGTACCAGTTGGCGGCGTGGGCGAGTTGCAGCCTGACGTGCTCGGGGCGCAACGCTTCGATGAGCGGCCGGTCATCTTCGTCTTGGCGCAGCCGGCACAACTGCCCGGCGCGAACGAACACGGCCGGCGGGTCGTTGGCTTCCTGCAGGGCGAGCATCGCTTCGGCGACGACCTCGTCGTGCTGGCGGCCGTTGTGCACGATCCCGCGCCGCGGGCGTCGGCCCTCGACTTCGGCCCTGGGGTCGGTGAACGGGTCGCCGAGGTCGATGCGCTGCTTCTCGCCGTGCTCCTTGGCGGCCTGGTAGAAGTCGCCGCCGTGCTCCATCGCCACATGAAAGCCCCACAGGGTGACCATCTCGGTGGCGGTGAACGGTGCCCAGTTCGACGAGAACACCTTGAGGCATTCGGTGCCGCCGTAGTACAGGCTCGCCGATGCGCCGTCCTTCGGGCTCTTGCCCGGCCGGGTCCATAGCTCGTAGTAGCCGCCACCGCTGTCGGTGTGCTGCGAGTGCAGCGTCGCCCCGTACCTGGTGAGTTCGTCGGCCCAGGTGGTGTTCTGCGCCCAGATGTCGCCGGGCTTCATCTCGCCGTCGATGCGGGCGATCCGCTCGCGCCGGGCTTCGTTGTTGCCGACCGGGGCCTGCAGCAGGTCGATCAGCCACTGCGGTGCGTCGGCGACGGCCTGGCCCGACATCGGGTCGTGCTCGATGTCCCACTGGTAGGCCTGGCCGGTGGTGGGGTGGATCGTCGGGGCGGCCAAGACCTGGCCGTTGATGCCACGCACGTCGATGCCGACGCCGAGCACGCCGCTCGCCGAGTTGTGGATCTCGCCCGTCTCCGGCCAGCGAAGGTAGATGTGGCGACCGTTGCCACCCGTGATCGCTTCGACGGTGTCGGGCAGTCGGCCGTACCGGGCCTCGAGCGCCACCAGCGAATCGTCGCCACCGTCGCGCGGGTCGATGTCGATGACGAACAGGCCCGAGGCTGGCCCGGTGGCGATACCGACGCCGTGGGTCGGGTTGGCGGCGTAGTAGCGCCGAATCCGCTCGGGGTCGGTGGTGGCCTTCGTCTCCCATTCGGCGATGCCCTTGGGGTACTTGTAGCCGGTGGGGATCGGCACGACTCGCCAACCGTTGGCGGCGTACCAGAGTGCGTGATCGAGTGTGGTCATGCTGCATTCGCCTTGTTCTGTCGGTGCGAGGTGTGCACCGTTCCGTTCATCAGTGCGCACGGGACGCAGTCGGACTTGCAGCCACCGCGGTCGCCCCAGCGGGTCGACGTGCAGTCGCCGCAAGAGCAGCGCATTCCCTGCAGCTTCGACCAGTCGGTGAAGTCGGCCGCCGGAAGCGGCGTGATCGTTGCGACCAGATCGACCCTGGCCAGCCTCTCTATCTCCAGGCGGCGATGCTGTGCGGCTTCGAGCCTTGCCCGGACCTCCATCTTGAGGCGGCTGGCCTGTTCTTCCTCAAGCCTTGCTGCCTGCATCTCCATCTCAAGGCGCTGAGCCTGTTCGACCTCAAGCCTTGCGTCACGCAGACGCTCCTCGTGCCGACCCTGGTGCAGTTCCTTGGTGGCCCACTCCACCGCCGGCCGATGGCACGTCTGATGCAAACTCATCCACGTTTCGACGTCCATCAGTTGCGCAGCGAACCGCTTGGCCTGGTGACGTTCACCGACGGTCTGCATCAGCGGCGGGGCGCCGAACACGGCACCGGCACTGACCACCTTCACGAACTCGAGCAGGTCGGAGGCGACGCGCGTGCGCCAGCCCGAGTAGGCCGTCGGCCGTTCGGTGCAGTCCCGCTTCATCGCGTCGAGACGCCACACGCCGTCGGTGCCGCAGTCCAGGTAGATCGGTCGCTGGTGCGCCAGCAGGGCGCGCCGGGGCATCGCCCAGCGGAACACGTGCGGCGCGCTCGGGTTCGTGATGTTGAACCACTCGTGCGCGTACCTGGCGTCGTAGATCCAGCACATGTCGCCGTAGGTCGCTTCGCGTGACGTGATCGCCTCCTCGGACATCACCTTCGTCTGCGCCTCGACGACCCGGCCGTCGGCCAGGACGACGTCGGCGCGATGCAAGCGGCCGTTGGCGGCGATGTAGCCGGGCACCTCGGGCTGGGCGCCGAAGTGTTCGAACAGCATCTTCACTTCCTTGTGCCAGTCGCCTTCGCTGTTCTCGGTGTCGGCGACGGGGCAGTCGCTGCCTGGCTCGTGCGCCCAGTGCGAAACGACCTGGCCGTTGCCGGGCTTCGCGATCATCAGGCAGCCCTTGTAGCAGCGGCCCCTCATCCCGAGTTCCGTTGCGGCGACGAGCTCGCCCTCGACGAGTGCGTAGTGGGCCATCAGCGGGCCACCGCTTCGTCGTCGACGACAGCGTCAGGTACAGTGCTCATTGGTTACGTCCTTCCATGACGTGATCCGGGCCCCCGACCGTCGCAAGCGGTGCGGGGGCCATCTGGTTTTCGGGTAACGCACTGGTGACCCTAAGGGCGGCGTCGGCAAAACCGGACAGGGATCTGCGGAGCGGCTCACTCACGCCGCACCCCTTCCCTCGTTCTTCCGTCGCGCCCGGTAGTCGCGTCGCGCCTCGTTCACTGCTGTCTTGCACGGCTGGCACGCCTCCTCGCCGTTGCGGTGGTGCCGCCAGTACCCGGCGGCGGTCCCGCAGGCGTCGCCGCCGTGGCGGTACTTGCGCCGCTGCCCCGGTGTCATGCCGCCGACGACCATGACCGGCGACGGGTCGTCCGGTTGGCGCAGCACCCACGCCCGGCACCGGTCGAGGTGCTGGCAGTCGGCGCAGATGGCGAGCCCGGCCCGTTCCTGCCTGGCGCGCTTGTGTTGCGGCCGCCACGGGTCGATGCACATCTCGTCGCCACGGTCGGTGCAGGCGAGCTGCGCACGCAGTTCGGCCCAGTTCATGCCGCCCGCTCCCGCTTGGCCGCCTTGCCGACCTTCACATGGAAGGCGTGCGCCTCACGGCACGACTGGCACGGCCGCTCGCCGCGACGGCGATGCGCCTGGGCCCCAGCATTGCTGCCGTGGTTGATCGGCTTGAGCGTCGTGCCCGGCTTCGGCCCCTTGCGGCCACCCGCCCGCCGGCGCCTCTCCTGCCGCATCTGCCGACCGGACAGACCGCCCCAGATGCCCTCGGTCTCGCCGACCTCGATGGCGAACTCCAGGCACTGCTCGGCCACCGGACAGGTGGCGCACACCGCCTGGGCGTTGCGAGCGGTGAACGAGTCGCCCCGCTCAGGGAAGAACAGGTCCGGGTCGAGCCCACGGCAGGCAGCGAGGGTGCGCCAGTCAGCGGGAACAGTCCCGATTTGGTGCTGTTCACTCACGGCTGGGCTCCCACATGTGTAGCGCTGGCGCTACCGTTGGTGCGGGCGGCGGCGTGGGCGACGATGGCGTCGCACAGCGCCTCGGCCAGTTCGTGGATGCGCAACTCAACTTCGTCGTAATTCCGATAGAGCCACGCGCTACCACCATCGGTGTATGGGTGGGAACGCTCGTGCAGCACCTCGTCGATGATCGGGTACAGCTCATCCTTCGTCACTCCCCTACCTCCTTGTTCTTCTCGTTTCTCAGGTGCTCGGCCAGCACGCCGTCGAGCACGGTCATGCCGCCGAGGTCGGCGGCGTCGTCGACCTGGCGTCGCCGCCTGATCGGTCCCTGGGTGAGCGGCCGACCCTTGGCGGCGACGAGTTCGTCGTGTTCGTCCTTGGTGATGCCGGTCGCCGGGATCGGTGTCGGATCGGGGGTCACTTCAGCCCCTCCGCTCGCCGTTTGGCGTCTAGCTCGGCCCATAACTCGTTCCGCTGTGCAATCAACTGCTGCACCTGCGCATCCCGCAGGGCGAGGTCGCGGCGCATCTGCTCGATGCCGTCGACGAGTTCGGCGGCGAGGCGTTGTACGTCCTTGCGCTTCACCCCAGCCCCCTCATCCACCAGTGAGCGAGCAGCGCAGCGTCGGCCCGCCCGTCGTCCTTGACACGGTCGAACAGGTCGTCGAGCGGCCACAGCCGTTGCGCCGCCAGGCGGTGCGCACCCTTGTCACTGCCGACGCCGAGGTCTTTCGTCCACCGTTGCGGCGTGACGTAGGTGACGGGCCGGTCGAGCCCGACCAGCACGCCTTCGATGACGCCGCAGCCACGGCCGAACGAGAACGCCGATGTGGCGCCGGAACCCTGCACGCCCTGCACGTCCTCGACGACGACCATGACGGCCGGGCCGATGTCGACGAGCAGGTCACGCAGATGCCGGGCCGAGATGCGCTTCTTGCCGCGCACCTCGATCGTCGGCATGTCCCAGACGAGCACCTCGCCGGCGGCGTTGACGACAGCGATGGCGCCGGCGACGCCGGGGTCGATGCCGATGGTGAGGGTCACTGCGCCCACTCCACGCCTTCGAGGCTGTCGGGCACGCCGACCAAGCCGTGCTCGGCGAGCAGGTCGTTGATCCGGTTGGCGGTCGCACGGTCGGGGCAGGCGATCACACCGGTCGGGCCGACGACCACCCATGCACCGACGTGATGCACGGAGTGGGCGAAGGCCACCGGGTAGTCGCCGGTCACAGTGCTGCCGCCGCTGCGTCTCGGGCGGCCTGGTGGTTGACGGCGGGCCGGTCGGCGTCGATGAGGCCCTGTTCGCGGCAACGCTTCACCATCCACTGAGCCGTGGTGGCGTGCACATCAAACACGCAGGCCAGCCACGGAGCTCGCCGGTCGCCAGCGAGGTCAGCATTGCCGATCTCATGGGCGACGATGTGCCAGTCCCAGCGGCCTTCCGGCGTGCGGCCGTAGGGCGGTTCGGGGTCGTCCTCGGGAGCGTCGTTGCTCGACACGAACGACGTCGGCAGCACGACAGCCTCGGGCACGTCGATGCGCAGCACCGTCCGCTCCTCCTCGGCGATGACGTCCATCAGTAGCGAGTCGGCGTCCAAGCCGAACGCCTCGATGGCGGCACGGACGAACGACATGCGGTGCTCGATCTCGCTCGCCTCGGCCTCGAGCAGGCGCAGCGCCTGGCCGAGGTGTTCGACGGCGGTCACTGGGCCACCTGCAGCATCTGCTCGATCGCCTTGGTGATGATCACCGGCTCCGGTGTCGTCGGCGTGAACCCTGCCCATTCGCACCACACATCGACGGCCCGGTGGGCGAGCTGCAAGCGCTCGGCGGCGTAGGCGGCGTCGGCGGCGGCATAGGCGGCGGCGGCATAGGCGGCGGCGTAGGCGGCGGCGTAGGCGTTGGCGGCGTAGGCGGCGGCGGCGTTGGCGGCGTAGGCGGCGTCGGCGTCGGCGGCGGCGGCGGCATAGGCGGCGGCGTCGGCGTCGGCGGCGGCATAGGCGGCGGCGGCGATTCTGCACTGCTTGGCGGTCACCGTCCCATCGCACCAACCTTCTGCCGCTTCGATCGCTGCCAACGCCTCAGGCGCTGACGTCAGATGCAGCACCTGCCGGGCCTGATCGGCGGCAACCCGCACCCACACCCGCTGACGCTCCAACTCGGTCAGCGGATGGGTGCCGGTGCCGACGATGCGGTGCGCCAGGTCGAGCACCTTCACCGAGCATGTCGGGCACAACAGGTCGCCGTCACGGTGCGTGCAGATCGAGTCGTTCACCCGCTGCACGATCCGTGCCAACACCCGGTCAGCGCACGCCGGCAGGTCGGTGATCGTGCTGTCGCCGGACTCCCACGACACAACGTTCATGGCGCAGCCCTTGCCGCTGCCCGCCTGATGCGAGCCGACGGCGAGCCGGAGGGGATGGTCGACGGCGCTCACCACGGCTCCTCTGCGGGTGCGGCAGCGACGGTCGCCTTCGGGGCGTCGAGCGTGATAGCCGTGGCCTCGAGGTACGCCTTCTCGGCGGCAGCGATCGACGCAGCGTCGCTGCCCTCGACCAACTTCAGCGGGCCGTAGAAGCCGAGGGTGACGCCCTTCATGCGCAGCGCCACGACGTCGGCCTGGTCGGTGATCTGGCCACCGCGCAAGCCACCCTCGCTGTCGTATGCCTGCGCGTACTCGACGCTCAGGCGCAGTTCGTCGCCGACACGGATCGAGCCGTTGCGGTGGGTCTTGCGGGCCTCGATCCAGGCACCGAACCCGGCGCCCTTGAGGATGACGCGCACCGGCGTGCCAACGGCGGGCACCCACTGGTCGTCGCCTTTGCCGCACGGTGCGGTCGTGCCCTCCATTGCCAGGCCGTGCACGACGAGCTCCTGGCGGGCCTTGCCGGTCTTGGGGTTGATGACGTCGGCGCCGTCCTTCTTGATCGGGCGCTGCTCGAAGCGGACGATGGCGAGGCGGGTGCGCTCGCCGATCGCCGTGCGCTTCATTACCGGTGTCGTCGGGGCGTTGTTCCGGTCTTCGGGGATGTCGATGGGCATTGTGGGTATCTCCCTGTCATGTTTGTGATGTTTGGTTGTTGGATTTCGCTCAACTGGCAGCGATGTGGTTGTCAGGCCCAGGTGCCGCCGAGTCGCTCGGCGGCCTGGTCTGCGGTGAGCGGCCGGTCAACCAGCCGCATCACTCCGTTGTCGTCGAAGGCGAGGTCCATCCCGCCCTTGACGAAGGCTGCGCAGGCGCCGAGGAAGGTCAGCGCTTCCGTCCACCCGAGCGCAGCAATCGCCGCACCGGGCGGGGTCGACGCCTGCAGTGGTTCGTCGCTGTCGAGCGCGAACGCCGCAGCGGCGCGTACCAGGTCGTCGTCCATGCAGTCGTTCTGCGCCAGGCCGATCAGCCCCCGCACGATGCAAGTGCTGCGGGTCGTCTTGCGTTCGGCGAGGTGGAACGACGCCACGGCGCGCGACTGGTCGGCGAGCGCAGCGATCCATGCCCGCTGCACGTCGTCGAGCGCAGCGTGCAACTCACGCATCTGCACCATGCGGCCCTCGCTCGCAGGCTCACCCTCGTCGGGCACCACCCGGGCACGCACCTCGGCGACGTTCACGGTGCGCAGCGGCGCCGGTTCGGCGGGGATGTCGCTGAACGGTGCCGAGGTGATTGTTTCGGCCTGCTCGACGATCTGCTGAATCCGGTCGAGCTGCTCGTCGGTGTGGCCGCCTTCGGACAACTTCGGGCAGCCAGCGGGCCACGCCTCGCGGACCCGCTGCGCCACATCGGGCGACAGTGCGGCGACGGTGCGCAACCGGTCGACGAGGTTGGCGGCACGATCCGGCAGGGCGGCGTATGGCGTCGTAAATGTTGGGTTGCTCCAACTATCGACCCGCAGGTCGGAGCGTGAGCGCCACGCCCACGTCGGCTGGATGACCCGCTCAAAGCACTGCCGCCCGGCGGCGATGTCGATGCCGATGATCGACGCCTCGCCTTCCATCGGCAGGTGCGCAACCAGCGCCACCGACTGGCTGACGGCGTGCATCGGCACGAACTCGGCGACCTCGAAGTCGGCGTCGCCGGTCGGGCCATCGGCACACAACGGCGCCGATGCGTACAGCCACAGTTGCACGGCGTGCGACTGCAGGAAGTCGGCGGCGCTCTTGCCGGTCTTGGTGTCGAGGATGAAGCACTCGCCGGTCGCCCGGTGCCGCACCACCCGGTCGAACCTGCCGGCGACCATCAGGTCGGGGTGCACGATGACCTGCTCGCTGGCGATGATCTCTAGGTCGTGCGAGTCGAGCAGCGTGCGCCACGTCTCACGGATCGCAACGACCTCGGGCGTCTCCAACACGAACACGCCGCCGTCGAGCAGGTCGGTGATCTTGTGTACGGCGGTGCCGTAGTCCCGGCCCGACGACGCACCGGCGGCGGTCATCGCCTCTTCGCAGATGGCGTCGAGCGCCTTCTTGTCGTCAGCGTTGGCGGCGACAGCGGTCAGCAGGTGAGGTTGCAGAGCGAGCCCGATGGCGGTCTGACGGCGACGCCAGAAGTCGAGCGCCGACGAGTCGTCGGGCACCTTGGCGATGGCCGACGGCGACTTGCACCGCTTGCCGTTCAGCCAGTAGCCGTGGGCCTTGGCGCTGTACTTGAGCTTCACGACGCCACCTCTGACGCGCAGTCCCACCCGCAGGCGGCGTATCCGGCCAGGTCGGTCCACGAGTCCTGCTTCTGGGGCGACCAGCGGATGCGGCTCACCTTCAGCAGCGCCATGAGCGCTGCCACGTCGTGCGGCGCAACCTCGATGCCGAGGTACGCGCCCCACATCGCAGCGGTGCGCTTGAAGTCGGCCCGCGGGTCGCCGTACTGCACGTTTCGGTCGCCGTTGACGAGCGCCTCAGCGCCCAGCAACACCTCGGCGCGAGCGTTCGCGTACTGCGGCTGCGACGGCTGTGGCACCGATGACCACCTGCCATCGAGGGCCAGGCGGCGCAGGCCGCCGCCGACGGGATCGAGCGGGGTGCCGACAACCTCGAACGCGTCGAGGCCCAGCCATGCGGCAATCTTCGACTCGTTCGTCGCGCCGGTAGACCGCTCCCAGCCGGGCAGCATGATGATGGCGTCGACTCGGAGCAATGCTCCGATGTCGTTGCGTGCAAACCGCTGACGCTGCTGATCGGTCAGTGGCTCGTTCCCAGACATGCCGATCTCGTCAAAGCCGTCCTCGCGATCCATCTCGGCAGGCGAGATGACGTACCAGCCGTCTGCCCGCAAGTGGTGGGCGACCCGGTCGAACATCGGGAAGTTGAACTGGGCGATGCCGGTCATCGGCCCGGCGATGTAACAGCGCTTCACCGCCCGCACCCGCCACGCCGCTCGCTGATGACGATGTTCCACATCCGGTCGAGGTCGGCGGCACGCTCGTCGAGCTGGTCGGACCAGTCCTGCAGCGCCTGGCGCTGCTGGCCGAGCCGCCACAGGGTGAGGGCAAGGCCGAGCTGCACGCCGGCAGCGAAAGCCAGCAGGTGCCAGATCACGCCACACCTCCGTCAGGGTCGATCACGCCAGGGCGCTGCAACCGGGACGGACTCCCGGGAACGCCCTGGCGGCCTGCACCGGCTGGGGATGTGCCGGTGCGGCGAAGGTGGTGGTCGAGACGGTGGCCGGCGTCACGGACGAACTGCACGTCGGAAGCGGCGAGCGCAGCCAGGATCAGCCGCACATCGAGCGGCGACAGTTCATCGACCGCCCAGTCGTACGGTCGGCGGCGACGGGGGCGGAGGTTGACAACGTGGCTCACGATGCACACCACCGGGCGCGCTTCGTCGTCCACGGCTGCCAGCCGCAGCCCATCTGCTGCTCGGCCCGGTCGAACAGTTGCCGGGCGACGGCCAGGTTCGTCGCCGGATCGAACAGGCGGTCGAAGTCTCCGTCGACCAGCGGGCGCACCCACGAGCGATGGGCACGCATGTTCAGTTGCATCAGCCCGTAACTGTCATCCCGGCCCCGGCCGTTGTGCGCCGTGGGCGTGCAGCGGGATTCGCGCCAGATGATGGCGTCGAGCCGTGGCCAGTCGGCCTCCGACCAGCCGGCGTCGAGCGCCGTCTGACGGAACTCGGGGCAGCGGTCGGCGGTGGTGCTGGTCGGCGCCGAGCAGTGGCCGAGCAGCAAGGTGAGAGCGGCCAGGGCCTTCATCGGTCGCACCAGCGCAGCCACACGTAGGCGGCGGCGGCCCACACGGCGAGGCAGGCGACAGCGGCCAGCCGGTCGGACCAAGCGGCGATCACTGCGCCACCCCGAGAATCACTCGCACGTCGCGCACCCGCACCTCGCCGAGCACGTCGGACAGTTGGTCGAGCAGCTGCGACAGTTCGTCGGTGGTGGCGAAGAGCGCCAGGCTGTCACCGATGGCGACGTGGTGCTGGCCGTTGACCGTGCGATGTCCGACGAGGCGGACCCGCACCGGCAGCTCGGTAGCGGTGGAGTTGACGTACCTCACGACGCCACCGCCCGCAGGGTCGTGCCCTGAGCGGCGAACCGCTCGAGCTCGCGAACGG